CTCTTCTCTCATTTTTAAAATTACTGTTCCTAAATAATAAAGCCACGCCCAATCCAAACCATCATCAACAGAATCAGACGTTACTATTCCCCCACTTCTTCTTTTTCATTTACTTCTCCAAAATCACTTTTCATTGCTTTGCCCATCTTGCTAGTTATTTCATTTATAAAATTAACATCTAGCATCTTACCAACTTTTTTAATTGTCAAATTTTCATTTCCTTCTTCTTGTATCATTATTGCATACATCAAAGAAGTTATTGCTTTAACTTTACCTTTTTGTAATTCTTCTAATGCTCTCTTTATATCTCCATAAATCTCTTCTAATTCTCCCATTACTCCAAAATTAAAAGAAATTGTATATTCCCTTCCATCTACCTTTACAGTTTGTTCTGCTTTTTTGCTTTTTAATTGTTTTGCTGTTGTTTTTTGAACTTCCATTTAATTCCCTTCTTCCTTGTAAAAATAGGTAGAGAATAACTCCTCTACCCTTGTTTATTACTTATTAAACTACTGTAATTGTATAAGTAGCTTTTGTTATTGTATCCTCTGCTGTAGCTTCAACTACCATTGTAGAAGTTACTGCTGCTGTACCACTGGTTTCTGCTGATTTAGTATTATCTGCATAAACTTTAAAACTACCTTTATTGCCATCTACTTGAATTGCTGATATTAAATTATTAACTGTTGTTCCTGTTGCAACTGTTAATGCTGTACCGGTTACATTTGTTACTATTGCGGTTTTTCCACTTACTACACTTATTGTTGTTATATTAGATACTGTTGGTACTGTTGGTACTTCATCAAACCATTTTTCTAAGTCTGCTACATTTACGCCAATATCATCACTGTCTGCCATTAATCTAAAGTTTTCATCAAATGTCCTGGTCATAAATGTGCCTTTTATTTTTGCTGTACTTGCTTTTATTTTATCTTCTTGTGTATTATAATCATCTCCGACTAATTCAAATTTTCCTTTAAATAAACATACATATCTAAAAGCTCCATTTAATTTTTTAGATTTGAATATTAATGCTACATAAGGTGCAGTTGTTACATCATTTGCATTTTCAATTAATATTCCATTTACGATTTTACTTCCAAATATTTTAGCTCTTGATGCTATTGTAAGTTGATTTAACTCAATTTCAACATCAATTTGACTCATATTTACTGCAACATCCTCTATGGAATCGTCACTATATAAATTTTCGCTATTACTTTTTGGAGTAATTTTTGCACTTACTGACCTCTCTAATTTTTCAACTTTGCTGTATATCGCTCCAGCTTTATCATCTTTTGTTAAAGCTGCTATACTAAGATCTCTCAAACCTATTTGTCTTGCCATATTTTATTTCACACTCCCTATTTATTTTGTAAATTCTTTTCTATTGCTTGTTTCAATTTTTCATAAACACTAAACTGATTCCTTGAATAAGCCTGCATCATAAATGGTCTTGGTTCTCTTTTTGAATCTCCATATTCTACATACCATGAATAATTAGCTTTTCTATCAATATCACCTATCCAAACAACTCTTCCACTTCCATATTTCGCAAGTTTAGGTTTCGATATTTTAAGATTTTTTCTTAGTTTTCCTGTTCTATCTTTAAATGCACTTGTATTTTTCATATCTTCTAACATAGGTTGGACAGCTTCAACTAAAGATTTACCTTCAATAATTGAACCTTCTTTACCCATATTTTCTAGTTTTCTTAGTAACGTATCTAGTCCTTCGACTTCAAACTCTGTACTCATTAGGCCACCTCTTGGGTTATATAAAATCTAAGTGCCTTATGATAAATTAAAGTCTCTTCTTCATAAAAATCTCTACCATCGCTATATCTACAATTATCTAAAGTTTTCATTGCATCTTTTATAGTTTTCTTTAAATCTTCCATGTTTTCTTTTGACCATACATCTACTTGTAACAATTGTGCATTGGTTTCAGCTTCATCATCTGCAAAGTCTTCATCAGTATCGGATAATAAAATAAATGTTACATGAGTTTCATTTATATCTTTATCATACCAACCATAAGACGATTGAATATTTAATGGTGTCAGGGTATTAGATAGTGTGGTATCAATAGCTTCTACAATAGTCATATCTAAATCACCTCTTTAGCCTTAATTGTTATCTTTTCTTTGTTAAAACTGAAATAGTCTGTTGCTACAATATTAAATGTTCTATCTTTCTCTACTTTATTAACTTTTTTAATTCCATCAACTATTGTAACTTCATCAACTGTCTTTTTTCCCCATACAACTCGATACTCTTTAGTATTTAATGCTTCTAAATCTTTAGTATAACGAACTGTAAAATTTAATACATTTTCTAGTTGTATCTCTAAAGATTTATATAATTCATTACCAAATAAGCTATTGATACTACACCAACAAGTATAAAAGGCATCCCATTGATCTGTTGGAATACCTTTAACTTTAGTTGTTGTTCTTTTTTGTATTACTATTCTTTTATTTAATCCATCTATTTTCATGGTATTAATACCTCAGTATTATAATCTATTGATAATGACAAATGTATTTTTAGCATATCATAAGATTCTTTATACTTAGTAGATTCTTTATCATCACTACTAAATTCAGCTTTACAAAATGTTTTTACTGCTCGAATTATTAAAGGGTCTGTTTCAACTATTTTACTTTCAATGATTCCACTTAATTTTAAATCTGAAACTGCTGCGTCTATTGTGTCTTGAATATCTTCATCTAGGCTATCATCATCAACTCTTAATGCTAACTTAATTTTTTCTAGTAGCATATAATCCCTCCCTTATTAAAGAGAAAGAAAAGGCAAAGCCTTTCCAATTATTAAGCACCTTTCTTAATTAAAAGAACTCCATTTGCATCTCGTAGTTTACCATCACCAATTAGAGTTGCTTTGTCTATCCATTCATCTGTTTCCTCATTAAAGTATCTTTTCAATGTCATTTGAAGATTAGAATTGAATACATATTCACTAAAATCAACGAATATAGCAAATACATCTGCTGTTGCAGCACTTCCGTAGTTTGGAAGGAAGTCAGCTTCTACACAAATTACATCATAACCTCCAAATCTTCTAACTGGTGAACCTGTAATTCCATAATTAGTTCTTGCTATAGGTTGTCCTGCAGTATCAACCATTCCATCAACATATCCTTCAAATGTTGCTTTTGTCATTACAAAAACTCCTGCACCCTCATAAGCTAATGGAATTTGAGCAAATACATTCTTTTTCCACTTATCCCACTTACTAATATCCGCTGCTGCTACTGTTATTTGTTGTGCAGCAGGAATTTCAGTAGTATGTGCTAATATTCCTTTAGGTTCTCCAATTCCTGTACCTTTAATTATAGATATTTCTATTGCAACAACTATAGCTTCTGCCATATCCGCAGCGACAGTAGCTTCAAATATTGGAAGTGATACTGTATCAGATTCTAAACTTGTAGCAACTCTACATTGTAATTTGTAATAAGAAAATTCAATGAAAGTATTGATAGTCTTCTTTTGTTTGTCTGAAAGAGATCCTTCTGCCTTCCAAGTTGCTACTGGCTTAACAGATGCAGTAGGTATTTTAACTCCACCCTTAAATGCAGTTTTTCTTATTCTGCTATAAATTTGTCCATAAGATTTTAATTTTTGTACAACTTCATTCATAATAGTAGTTGGTATTACAGCACCAATGTCAGTAGTCATTGTTGTTGCATCAGATCTTAATTCATTAGATACAGCACCAGTTCTTGCATAGTTCATAAATGCTTTTCTATATTCAAGTGTAGAGTACTTGTCTTCTCTTTCCTCAACTTCTGTTTTAATGCTAGGTATTAATTTCTCTCTTAATTCCCCAGCAGCACCTTTATTTATTTCCCCAGCTTCTTTAATAAGCCTTTCCCTTTTTTCAAGTTGCTCTTGGTTTTCATTTAACTCTCTTAATTCTTTTTCTATAGCTATTAAATCTGCTTTTGGATCCTCTAACATTGTTCTTAATTCTGCTTTTCTTGCCATGATTTCTTGTAATGTTTTCATTTATTCGTTCCCCTTTTCTATTTTATTTTTTTAAAGATGATTCTAATTCTGCTAACTCTTTTTCAAGTGGCTTAATAGGCTTAGATAATGACACAATAGTACCTTTTATAGCAGCTATTCTCATTTCAATTTCTTCTTTGCTCAATTTCAAATCCTCCTTAAAATAATGATTGAATTATTAATTTTTTTCTTAATTCTTCATGTTTTTTTATATCTTCTTTAAAACTTTCTAAACTTCTGCAGCTCATTTCCGAACTTTCATAAGCTGGAAAGGTACATGGACTTACTTCAAACAATTCAGCTTCAACGATACTTCTTTTGTAGACTTCTTTACCTTCAAATTGTACCTTTGACCATATATCATCTATACATATAAATCCAAAAGACGACCCATCTACGTCACCACGTTGTACACTCTCATAAGCATCATTACCATAAGTATTATTAGGCAAATCAATATCATAATTTAAGCCACTCATATCTGAATTGAATCTAAGAGTATTAGCTGATACACTTCCTAATGGTTTTGAAGTATCATGGTTCCATAATGCTTTTTGATTTCTATTTTGAAGTGATTTATCAAAAGCTCCTGAGGAAACTTCCTCTAAAAATTCATCCCCCCATCTATCTCGCATCAAAGTAGGTGAATTATATTTAACTGCATAACCTCCAATAGTCTTTGTTTGAGTTTCTCCAATTGCTCTAACTTCTATTTTTTCAGTTATTAACTGCCTTATCTCCTTTTCCTTCATCTATATTCTCACCTCCCTTCCCTGTATCTACTAAAGCGGTATCTAACCTACGAATAGGTTTATCTCCACCTTCTATAGGCCCTAAATTCATGACTTCTCTCCACTCATTTGGTAACATAGCCCCTCTATCAACCATTTGTACTAAGTTGAGCTTTGTTGACATAGATGCATACTGCAAACTATTAGCTTCAAAGACAATTGAATTACCAAAACCTCTTTCTTTTCTGCTAAATATTTTTCTTGTGTGCTCTCCACTTAATTGCTTTGATACTGGTTCAATTTCAGATTCAAAATAAGCATTCCACTGATCTTCTGTAAATTTACTCTGAATTATGTTTTCATTTGTATTAAAAAAGCTATATATCCTTAATACAGTCCTGTCCATTTGAGCTGCATTAGGTACATAGCTTTCATTTTTTATTTGTTCTAAATCATATTTAGGGTCTGTTGCTGCTACGCCTTTCCCTTTATCAATACTAAGGAATGTATCAACGAATTTTTCAACTTCAATATCTCTATCATCAGGTCTTATTACATTTTTAAACTTCATTATCCATTTTATAACCATAGAACTTTTAATAGCCTTAACTATTCCTTGATCCGTAGTTGTTACTATTTCCATTAGATTTTTTAAAGTCTCTTGAGGAGCATCTCCAAAGAAATCACTTTCATTAAAGTCTCTTCTTAGATGAATTACATCTGTATAAGGTACCGTCATTCTTTTACCAGTGTTAAACGTAAACTTTAAATATAAATCTCCTTCTGTACCTTCTATTGCTTCAACATTTGTTGCTGGAATAGGATATAACTCATTAGCATATCCAAAATCATCACGCTTAATATAAATAAAAGCATTGTTATTAAGCATTAACTGCGTAGTTACTTTTTCTAACATCATTTGCATAGTCATATAAGGATTAGGTTCTTCTAAAATAAATCTTATATATGGTTGTGGGTTAATTTTAAAAATCTCGCCATAACTAAGTATATGTTTAGGGTTTAACTTTCCTATTGCTTGTGCTTTTGGTCTTATCGCAGCTCTTATAATATCACTTTTATATAAGTTACCATCCCAAGCATAAAACCCATTGCCATAATCAGTTATCATTTCAAATCTTGTATTAGATTGTGGCGAACTTTTATTCCCAAATACCTTTTGAAATAATCCCATTTTTTTCACCCCCTCTCAAGTTAAATCATATTTTCATACTCACTCATTTTATCTTTAAGAACT